CATTTTTTTCGCGTATCTTGTCATTATACCTTTGATTGGTGTAAAGTTGAACGGATTGTACATTGTAGGTGTTAATTGTAATGGAACGTATGGTGCGTAAATGTACCCTGTATCTAATAAAGATGTTCCTTTGTGTCCCATTAACACTTGGTTAGGTGGGAAGTAAGGGTCTCTATATACTTGGTAACGACCAGCTAAAGTTCCAACTCTTTCAATACCCATGTTGTATTGGTCTTGTTCAGGAGCCGCGTTTGATACGTGGAAATATTCCAAATCATCAAAAATTGCACTGATTTCAGAAGAAACAACAATCCAGTTAGCTCCACCTCTCAATGTTGATTTGTGGATTTGAGCTGAAATTTGGTTGATAGCTGTGATTAAAGTTTGGTTCCAATCTTTTTGAGTGTAAGGAACTGCACTTGAACCAAGACGTTTCCAACCATTGTAATCCCATCTCAAGTTCCAAGCTGCACCTTTACGTAAATCTCTTAAGATTTCACGGTCGATTTCAGCAGCAACTTGCTCAGATAACAATGCAGTTAACTCAGCCTCAGCGTCAATGTTATGGAAAGCCGCAACGTCTTGTGCCATTTCAGGAGACCATTGAGCTCTTAATTTTCTTTCTGTTACAGAAACAGTTACTGATTGAAGGTCAAAAGAAACCTCACCAATTCTATCTTCAAACTCTAAGTTTTTATAGATTCTGTAAGTTGCTCCGAACGCATTGTTAGTTGCAGTAGATGAAGAGAATGTTGAACCTGTGTAACCGTCCATTGAACCTCCACAAGTAATACATACTGGTACTTGTAAGTCAACTTCTAAGTAGATTTTACCTTCAGCATCACATAAGTTGTCATATTGACCACCACCTGTTTTACTATTAGGGAAAACAGCCGTTGAATTGTTATTACCATACTGAACAATACCTTTACCATATTTTTGAGTTACAACTCTGAATAAATAAGGATTAGTTGTGTTAGCTGAAGTGTAAACGTTACCACTTATACCTTTAATTGTTAAATCCGATAAGAAAGATTCGTTATCCATCGGTTGACCATCAGGACCAATCAATTTACCTGCTCCATCAGATGCGAAACCTGACATAACGATTAACACTTTTCTGTAATCAGATTCAGTATAAGCCGAAGATACTAATTGGTCACCATCCCAAGCTACAGTAGCAACGCTAGCTGTAATTGCAGAATATTGTCCTTTAGAATAGTCAAATAAACCTGGTGGGTCTAATGCTGGTTCGTTACCTTCGTAGAATCTATCGTAAAGGTCTTTAGTGTTGTTGTAGTCGTAACCACTGTTAGGTGTTTGGTCAGCAGCCGCGTTTGGTGAACCATACGGTGCGTAGTGGATACCTGTTGTTGATGTTTCAGTTTCATAAGACTGAATGTTAGGTACGAAGTAGAATAATTTACCGATTGGTAAGTTCATTGCTTGTACTGAAACGATATCGTTTGCTAATAATTTAGAGAATACACGTCTAACGATTGGGAAAACCACTGTTTCGAATGCACCTGTGTCAGATGTAGATGATGCTTCGTTAATTAAGAACGATGCTTGGTTTTCGTATAATTGTGCTACGTTTTCTCTCATGTGACCTTTAAGACCCTCTAAGAATCCTAATTTGTCCCATTTGTTGATTGTGTCTTCTTTAATAACTTTAAGGTGTTTTAACCCGATGTTACCAACAAGACCTGATTCTAATAATGCTCCCATTTTAGTATTTGTTTTGTTTTAGATTTATTTTTATTATTACCCCAACTTACTAATCAAATCCTTCATTCTTAATAGTTGTGGATTCTCATAGGTTTTAGTTTCAATTAGAGTAGTTGATGAACCTGTAGATACTGATTTATTTAATTTAGCACCTACTGATTCGTTGATTGATTTTGTGTCTACCTTAGCTAACTCATCTTTGATTGACTTATAAAGATTTTTAGATTCTTTTAAAGTCTCAACATCGTCAAATCTTCTAAGGATATTTATTTTTTCTTTTTTAGTAGTTGAATGTTCAGTGAACAATCTAGTTGCGTAAGCTAAGTTTGAATTGAATATAGCAACTTCATTAAGTTTTTCTCTGAAAATATTTAATGCTTTTCTATACTCATCATTCTTTTGTCTCAACATACTAACTTCTTCTTGAGTAGATTCAGTTTTAACACCATTTTTACCATAAGTATAGTTTCTGTTTGGAGTGATGCCTTTTCTTAATCCTCTACCTTCTTTAGAACCCATTCCGTAAGTTCTTGCAGCTTCCTTAGTTTCTTCTTTTTCGAAAGCTCTTCTTTTAAGAGTGTCACCTTTTTTAGTTGTGTAATCTTCTTCTCCTTTCATTGTTTTGGACTTATCACCTTTATTCATTCCGTAATCGCCCTCTTTAGTTTCAGATTTAACAACTTTAGATTTACCTTCCATGTTTGCACCTTTCTTGTATTCGAATTTAGCTTTTCCGGTTCCCATTGTTTTAGAACCTTCTTTTTTGTCTTCTTTAAATCCTCCTGCAGCTTTGTCTTTGTAAGAGAATTTAGGACCTTTACCAATTCCAACACCTTTAGGTTTGTAGGTTTCATTAGCCATGTTTTCCATTTCATCCATGTCTTCGTCTTCCATGTCCATATCCATGTCTTCCTCTTCCATGTCATCCATTTCGATTTCGTAAACAACTTCATCCATGTCTTCTTCCTCTTCTTCGATATCTGACATATCACCACTAAAAATAGCGTCAATAACACTCTGAACATCTTCATCGTCTTCTTCTTCTTCCATCATGTCGTAGTCTTCTTCTTCAATCTCATCATCCTCTTCTTCGTCCATTTCTTCTTCCATAGACTCACCAAGTTTAACAAGATATTCAACATCAGATTCGTCATCAGATAAATGAATTTCGTTACCATCTTTTTTAACGATAATACCATCATTTTCACCCATCGCTTTGAATACTTTTAAGATTTCTTCATCAGACGCGTTAGTCAAATCGATTGGAGTTTCTTCGTCTTCAAAATCCATGTCCATATCATCTTCATCAGAAAAATCCATATCCATTTCAATTTCATCGTTATCAGCAGACATGTCCATGTCAGCATCTAATTCAACCTCAGTTTCGTCATCTTGTTCAGAAAGAGATTCTTTTACTAATTGATTGATTTCTTCCTTCATTGTAGAAGCAAGTATTCCTTTTGCATTTTCGGCTATAGCTTCTTCAACTTGTTTCATTTGAATAAGAGCCTCTTGAACTAATTTGTTTTCACTCATATAGTATATATATTATTTTAACTAATAAATATTACCAAAAAATTAAAAATTCCATTTATTGATTGGAAAATATTATTTTTTTGAATCTTTATAGGTTTATTTATTTAATAAATATCACCGAGCATAAAAAAAGTGGTCAAAAAGACCACTTTAACTTAATTGGTTTAAATAAACCAATTTATTTTTTTGTTTTAGATTAATCAATAACTTCATCAATCTTACTTTCAGATACCGAGGTGATTCTCCATTCATGAGTAAATCCTTGGTATTTTTCAGTTACCTTTGCTTCCACATCTGTGACAGAGTATCCCTTTACAAGTTTTTCCTCTCTGATTTTTTTAATTTTACCACTATTCTCATCTGGTAAATCATACTGAACTTTTGCTACAAAAAATTTTTCTTCCATATTTTAAATTTATTTTCCCAAATAATCGGTTAATTTTCTCATTAAGTCAACCCCTTTTGATTGAAATTCTGAATTTTCAGGTGATTTATATTTTTTTTCTTCCTCTAAATTTTCTTCGTATTTTTCTCTATCTTCAGGTTTAGTGAACAAATACGCTCCCGGTGTTGATGGAGATGATACTAAGTCAAAACAAATTAATTCAAAATCATCTTGAACTTCATTTCTTTCTCCAACCTTTTTCAAAGAACCTACCCCTCTTGAAGAAACTCCCATGGTTACACCCTGTCTCATTAAGTTGGCTGCTTGGTCTCCTTTAGTAGATACGATACCTCTTTCGTGAAATCCTGGTGATGTTAACAGTTTAAGTTTACCCATTAGAATATTTTTATCCCACCAAATATCGGTAATGATATGAGATACTCGGTCTAAATCAATTAATGATGACTCAGGGTGATTAAGTTCTGAAGTAGATAATCCCTTGGCAATTGCCTTTTTGTAATTATCCGCTTCTCTTTTCAATATCCTTTCAGGATAAAATCTACCATTTCTATTTGCGGTGTCATATTTTTGTAATACCGCATAAAATTCAAACGGATTTCTATAATCCAAATTAGCAGCCTCTTTTAACATATCCGCATTACGTATATCTTTTGGTGACACCCAACCTGCATCCGTTTCAATTAAAATGCCATGGCCGATTTCATTTGCTTCTAAAATTCTTAATTGTTTCATTAATAGTTTTTAAGATAAATATATCGATATACTATCTTTATTTAATTTTTGATATAGAAAAGGTAAAGAATTCGTTTTCGGCTACATTATCTTTAACAATGCTCTTAATTATTTCTTTAACAGATTCTTTTAATTCGGGAGATTTAAAATCAATTTCTTTATTAGGATATATATTAACTTCCAAATTTAAAAATGATTTTTTACCCTCAAACAATCCACTACTTCTCAAATCCAAATCAACAATATTATATTCTTTAAATAGATTTTTATCAATAGAATTGAATACAGAGTTTTTAATTTCTTTACTTAAATTACTAACAATTCGGGGCCAATTAAGTTGATTTGATTTTGGTGACACCCAAGATTGAATATTAATATAAATTGATTTTAGATTTGTAGAATCTACGGTACCATAAACCGATTTTATTGGGTTAAATAAGTTCAATTTCACACATTTGCCTTTTTTCATTCATCATTTTTCTTGCACATGTTTATTTTTTTAAAAAAATAGTAAAAAAAATGATGATTGTCAAAGATTTTTCAAATAATCGAAATATTTGTAATATATGGTACTAGTAAAAGTTGCAAATGATGGAATTGAAAAAGCTTTAAAGGTTTTCAAATATAAAGTTAATAAAACTCATCAAAATAAAATTCTTTTAAGTAAAAAAGAATTTATTAAAAAATCCGTTAAAAGGAGAATTCAGATACAAAAAGCATCTTATACTCAAAAATTTAGAAATTCTTTAGATTGATTCTTCCAAATTTTTTAACTTAATAAAATTCAATTGGTCGAATTTTTCTGTTTTTAATTTGTTAATAGTTTCTGATAATTTTGTTTTTAATTCAAACTCTTGTTCTTTTTCTAACATGCTATTAAGTTTATTAATAGCACTTTCTTTAATAGTTTCGAACTTATCTTCAAGAGTTTTTGTATCTTCAGAAATTAATTTAATGAACTCTTTTTTGGCTGATTCGTCTAATGTTTCAATATATTTTTGCAATGTTTGATTTGCAATACTCACCATTGATTTTAATGGAATATTAATCGACTCTTTAATTGTTTTATTTTCACCAACCAATGTATTAATAATATTCTTTTTTGAATTTACTCTTTCCAATAAATTTAATTTATTCGTGTAAACTAAAGAATCGATATCAGAATATTTGTTTTCAATATTTTCTGATAAAGTTTTTGGTAATTTAATATTTGGTAATATAGTTTGGATTAATGTAACGCCTTCTTCTAAGAAATCTTTTGCATCAGATTCATTTAACCCTTGAGGTGAACTCAATTGGTCGTATAATGAATACAATTTTGCCATATGTTTATTATTTAAAACATTATGTTTGAATTCTTTTATAGATTTTTTGAATTCCTTCTCATTTTTGTAGGATTCAATTAGATTTTGTTCTACTAAAGTTTTAATTTGTCCGAAAGTCATTATAGTACATTTAGAATATAAATATTATGAATTTAATAACTTATCCAATTCTTTTGAAATTTCTCCTAAAGAATCTTGACCTTGACCTAAATCAAGGATTTTAGAACCTTCTAAAAGATTAGTTTCAACTAATAAATTCATGTTTTTATTTTTCGACTCTGGTGTCACTTCTCCTCCGGCAGGTGGTGGTGGTGGTGTCACTTCACCTCCCTCTGGTGGTAAAGATACTTCACCTCCCATGTCACCACCTAATGATGGTTCTCCTCCTTCAGGTGGTGTTGCTCCGGGTGCTGCAGGTTTTCCTACATTTCCATATAACTTATCGATATTATCAAATATCCCTGTTCTTGAAATGACTGTAGGAGTTGCTTTAAGTTCTTCACCCACCGCTCGTTCAATTCTTTGTTGTTGTAAATCCAATCTAATCTCTTCATCAGACCATCCAAAGATATGTTTTTTAGCCCAAGTAGATGATGTCGGTTGAATTCCATTTCCTGGGTCACTAACTAAGTCTTTATACAATAAAACTTTTTCCTTCCAAACATCAATTTTTAATAAATCTGCTTGTGTTGATGGATTTGATAACCCTAAAGTAAAATTTTGTAATTCATCTTCAAACCCTAACAAAAATAAATGGATAATTGCAATTTTATTCAATTCTGCAATCATACTTTTTTGAATTCGATTAATTGTCCTCGCGAAACGAATATCTTGTAATGATAGATTCTTACCATCTCCAACAACTTCTTCAAACCCTAAAAATGCTTTAGGAACACGAAGCGCTGTTAATAGTTTCTTTTGAATATATTCAATATCGGCGATTTCTGATAGGTTTGTTGCTCCCGGTAATGTTGAGATTGGGTCTGGTGCCGCAGGGTCACGAACAGGAATAAAATAATCTTGGTCAACAGCCATTTGGTTGAATCTCATATCGACATTACCTGTCTTTGAATCTACGACTTGTTCTCTTTTAAATTTGTTTGCAACACGATTAACATATGCTTCGACATCGTCATCGTTCATGTTCCCAACAAATACTTTAAACAATTTTCTTTCAGGAGCTCTTGATGTTCTGTAAATCAACATTGCATCTTCACAAAGTAACAATTGTTTCCAAATACGTCTTGCCTTTTCCAACATTGAAGTACCATAAGGAAGTTTTCGGTCATCACCCAATAATCTAAAATGCGCGACTTCCCATGATTGAAACTCCATGTTTCTAGTTTTCCAAGTAAAGTGAAGAGCCTTTTTATCCTCATCTTTTTCTTTTGAAATATCTTGTGAAATTCTACCTGAAACACCAATCTCATGTCTTTCAATTTCAATTGTTGGTAATTGTTGACAACCAATAATACCTTTTTCAGGGTCTAATTTTAAGTAAACAAAGTTATCACCATATTTACATGTGTTTCTTGTCCACATTGGTAAATTGGTATTAACGTCCAAAACATTATTGAATAAATCCGCCA